AAGCCTAACGTCTGGTATTCGCTGAACGTGGACGGGGAATTTGTGGAGGAAACGTCATGAGCACCAAACTACTAACTTGGATAAGTGTATGTACATAGGAAATTTAGATTATGAATATCATTCGTAATATACAAGTACCAACCGGGAATATCCTTGTTGTTAATGGTGATAAAGGTAAACTGGAACTTCTATTTTGACATTTAATCCGTATAAAGAACACGAAGGAAATCTAAAAAAAGCAGGATACGATGTTCTTGTTTTTATAGCATCTGAAGAGGAAGATTTAGGGCGTATAACATGCGGAAATGCAATCTTAAGTGGAACAATGCCATTATGTGAACATAAAGAGATATAAGCATAATGTATATACACAAGAAAGTGCGGACAATTTGCAATTTAGATTAAGGTAACTGTTCCACGCCATAGATGGGGGGCTTTCAGCTACATCATAGGGATCACGATGCGTGAATCTGAAGAAAGTAAACACCGGCAACCTACGGTTGCGACACATGGCGCACCACCCGCCCATTACAGCGCCCTCGCGGCCTGACGTACCAGTTCCTTGACCTGTGCTGCTGGCATCCGGTCCAAGTGGAAGATGCAGTTATGCGTGCGCTTGTTCAGGAAGCGCCAGAGAACCGCAGCGCGAAGCAGCGGGGCGATCTCGTTAATGCGCTTCTCTGTTGTCTCCGCATCACGTTCGTCGATTACATCTTGTCGATCTTCTTCCTCGCCACAATAGCCACCAACCACCTCTCTAAACATCGGTGATACAGGCGGGAAGTAGTGCCTCATCACGATTGATATGTATCCTGACCTACACCACGCCGCCCAGTTACCCAGGCGACGCATCCCTTCCTCAGTCCTAGACTCCGACATTCAGCATCTCAGTCTAACGCACACAATGATTACTCAAGAACTCGTGTTAGATAGTACCCCGATTTCTTCTCCAAGCGCGTAAACCAGTTACAGGAACTCGGCAAGCTGGAATTCAAACAAAGGCCGCATGGGGCGCAAGTATTCTTGGTTTCGTTTGGGCAATACTTGGCGCTTCATTATCTGTGGCATTAACTGAAATGCTTAATGACAAGAACGAATGTATTACCGCCAGCACCAACAATCATTCCGGACAGCAAGTAAAAAGTCGGCCAATACAAGTTGATGCGGCCAAACCCCCATCCGGAAGTGCTGTTGACATACCAATAAAAAACCATGAGCAAGGCAAATAGCAACAATATAGAAGCAGCAATCCCTAACATGGCGCTCGACCCGGACGCTCGAACATGCGGCTTTGGTCTTCGCTGGCGTGACCACTCGCGCCGGTTAGCTCTACGTTGGGCGTCAATGGCATGTTCGGCTGCGTCTGTACGCTCAGCGATCCGACAAGTGGAAGGTTCAAGCCCGCGAGAAAGTTAAGGCCCGTCCCATAGCGATGCGTACGCATGAAGTAGAGGCCAATTTTTCCGGCGTGTTGCGGAGTCCATGTGACATTCCACCTCCACGTCAAAGACCATTTCCAGTGCCATGCCGCCAGCGTGTAGCTGCTGCACGGAGTCCCGTTGCAGTGCTGCCGCTCAATAAGTGTAAGTTGTTTCGTTTTCATGTCGCTATCCTTTCAAAAGTTACGCCCAACTGTCGGTTCAACCGGACGATGTCAATCTGGTGAAGCAATGCCTCTACTGCCGTAAGAAGCGCATCTGTTTCATTCTTACGCTGATCCATATCACAAATGGAGCAATTCCCCCACTGCATTCAGTGTTTGCAATCCCTTGGGTGCTCCCCTGTAACCATAGCTATCTACTCCTCTTCCAGTCTCTTCCCACAAAACGCGCAAAAAAACATATTGTTTCCGTGCGGCGTACCCTCTGTTACCTCAAAGCGGTTACCGCATTCGGTATCCCATGCGCCATCCTCATCCAAAACCCATTTACATGTTTCGCTCGTTTCGCCCCGCTGCTCACTGCTTTCGCTGTCGCGTTCTAGCAGTAATTCTGTCAGTTGTTGCACCTGTTTGCTTAATTCTACAATGCAATTCTGGTGGTAAAGTTCTGTGAATGTTAATAGTGACATCAGATTTTGCTCCTAATTCTCGGGTTAGCTAATGAAGTTCATCCTTTGAATGTGCCGCCTTTAACATATGGTGTATTTTAGAACGGAATATCGTCATCCATGTACGCCTTGGTTCCACCACCAACTTGATGTTGTGCGGCATGGCGCGTCGGATCTGAATCGGAACGCTCCTGGGTTGAATGGTTTTCTTTGATGGAACCGCCCGCCAGTTCGATTTCCATAACGCGGGCAACAAGTTTGTACCCTGCGCCATTCTTGCCCTGGTACTCCTCAATGTGCGGTTCGCCAAGCACCACGTCTACCAGACCGCCCTTGAGCAGATAAGGAGCCAGCGCCTCGGCGCGCTTGCCCCACAGCGAGGCATCTACCCACTGGCTTGGCCTCCTATTGTCCTCACCCTTCCGTCCGTAGTTAAAGGCCAGCGACAAATTGCACACCGCATCGCCGTTACTCAGGAAACGCACAAGTGCATCCCCACCCAATCTTGTTAGTCCAGTCATAATCATTTACTACTCCTTGATGGTTGAATCCTCACATCAGACTCGTTGCGACTATCGGCCTGTTGCGGAACGTCGAGCGATAATTCTCTCCGTTCCCTAGCTCTTTCCCAGTGGTCGCCAAACCTCATTGTGAGTTTGCACGTCTCGCGCAAGTAGCGATCCAAGTCATGCGTCATCTGGCCTACCGCATCGGCAAATATCTTCATCTTCGCTTCGTCGCGCTCAATTATGATGGCGTGAAACGGCCTCTCGTACATCCGGGGGTTGTAGTTGCAGAAGTGCCAGAACTCGGCGCCGGTGACAAACATGGAAAACTGCATCTGTTCCATGTACTCTTGTTTCGGGACTTCTCCGCCAATGAAATCCATGTAGACCGCATTAGTGAATGGGCACTTGATCTCGGCACCGCTGTACTCGTCCACAATTCCATCCGGGCTACATCCGTAGCGCATCCCAACATCGCCATAGATGAACGGTATTTCATGCACCGGCAGGCCAGTATGGAAGGCGAATGTTGCACGTGCATCCGATTCGTTGGACTGCCCCCACTCGGTCTGCTTGAAGCCACGGCTATCCTCGGCATCTGCCATGATCTCTCCGGCCAGTTCGAGCATGTAGGCCTTACGCGCCGCGCCAGGACCCTTGCCAGAACGGTCGGTGGCGATCAGGTCTTTAGCCCGGCTGGCGGTAATCACTCCTCGGCGCATCAGTATCCACTCCGGAGAACCTTGTTCTACTGCCGCGCCATCGAAGCCCATGCGAGCCATTGTCAGCGCGGATAGTTCGGCACGCATCTGCTCCATAGACTTCATCATGGCGCCACCACCGCTAGGGCAATAGAAATTACACTCGCCGCCTCGTTCCGCGTCAAGTCTGAAATGGTCGGTACGTCGCGCTTGACCGACTTGTGCTTGGCGCACCAGCCGCGCAATTGTTCCCATGTCTTACCCTTCTTTGTCAGCCCAGCCTCGATCTGGGCAATCTGCTCGACCGTAATAGCGATGTCCTCAACCACAGGCTCTTCTGATAGGACGATTCCCTCGCCGCCGTCAGTGTCCATGTAGTGCACCGCCTGTTCTAGGCGGCTTCCATTCTCGCCTTTAGGCCAGGTTTTAGCGGCCTGCTTTATTACCGTCTTTTTAATCATCTCCTCCGGGTCCGTCACCCATGGGCCTGACTTGCGCTTGTACGCCTCGGAGCGGCCCCTGATCTTATCTATCAGGCTCATTGGCATAGCATGGGTGAGGAAGTCGCCATTTGGTAGCTTCACGGTAACGTAGGCGCCGATGATGTCCCCGCGCTCATCGCTGAACGGGTTATAGGTATGGATCGGCTCTTGTGACAGTCCGCGCATCTCGAAAGTATCTGAATTGCGCACTACGCGAGCCTGCCCCCAGAGGATACACCCGTCCTGCATGGCCATTTGTAGGAGGCCCATGTAGGAAATGTCCAGGCACACCTTCTGGTTGCGCGGCACCAGATACGCCTGCTTGGCGGCTGGATTGAGGCTGATCCCGATGGCCGCCACGTTGACGATGGCCGCCTTAAGGCTGTCTGGGTTTCCCAGGGCGACCTTCATCAAAAAGTCGTTGCCAGACAGAACTTGCATGGCAAACCCTGACTCGGCTGCCCACTTGGCGTCGGTATCGAAGCCTGGCCTTGCGGCCGCCAGAAACGTGCCCTTTTGGGCCGATACCATGGTTTGCAGTTGTGTTGCGCTCATGACGCTTCCTTTGTTTTGTTAAGGTTCATATCGCGCAGCCAAGCCGTAACAGCGGACTCATCGGCGTCGAAAGCGGCCGCCAGCACGGCGATTATCTCCGCATCTGACGGGCGTACGAACAGGGCGGCGGCGGGCGCGGGTTCCAACTCTACCAATGCAGCTTCTTCTTCCGCGTCAATAGCAGGGATGACCAGTTCCTGGGCCGCCTCATTAGGTTGGTTAACCCATTCCAATGCTAACTTTTCCGGTTCCAAGGTTTCGGCTGCGACTACCGGGGGTACCCGTTCGGCCTCCTGATCCTCTTCCATCTTCTTGATTCGGGCCTCGGCGGCGTCAAGGGCATCCTTCGCGGACTTGGCATTGGCGGCGGACAATTCTTCTTGGCGTTTGCGATCAGCAGCCAATTCAACCTGCGCACTTAACGCAAGCGCGGCATCGGCCTCTTCCTTCGCCCTGCGAGCGGCGTCCTCAACCGCACGCTGATCCCGCTCGGCCTTGAGCCGCTCCCGAAGGCGCTCCGCTTCTGCGCGCGCTTCGGCCGCAGCGGCTTCCGCTTTGATGCGATCCGCTTCTGCCCGGGCCAGGCGATCCGCCTCGGCCATCTCGCGGTCGACGGCGCTGGTATAAATTGAGTTCAACTGCGTCACAGCCAATGTCTTGGCGTTCTCGGCATCGAAGGTCATGTCCTGGTAGTCGTCGGCATCAATCGCCTGCGCGTTCATCGCGTTCAATGCCTCCTGCACCGCGCTGGCTGACGCAGTGAGCAGCGCAGTCGGTACGCCGGTGAAGCGCTGCACGATCAACGCCTTGATCCCGTCGCGGCGCACGACCTCGACCCGTTCCGCCTCGGCACGCTCGGCGGCCTGCGCAGCTTCCCAATCGTCCTGCAACGCTTTGAGGCGGGTTTCCTCCGGCTCAATGATGCCGATCAGACGCCGCTCCTCGGCTATTACGGCTTTGCTGAATTTAGTGGCGTCTTCGCGCGCCGCCTTGCCCAACTTCTCAATATCCACGCGGGCAAATTTCAGGCTGACCCGCTGCGCGTGGCACTGCTCGTAACCGGCCTTGTTTGCGATTGCTACGATCTCGCCGGCCGATTTCGCAAGCATTAGCAGACGCTGCTCATGCTTGCTGGCGCCCAGCGCAATAGCGGCGCGATCTACTGGTGCCAGTTGGCTGTTTGGAACGATCATCAGATTTTGCTCCTAGATGAGTGATGACGCCGGCTTAATGCCGACAAATAAACCACGCTTTGCGAAGCGCGGTTAGGCGGCCGCAGCCGTAGGTGTCCCGATGCAGGCGGTAGGTGTGGTATAGCCGCGCTCCTGGTAGGGTGCCGCTGTTGATGTATAAGGCCAACAGCGCGAACAGTATCGCCAGCGACAGGCCGACAAGGACGGAGATAAGATCAATCATTGTTACTCCTATTGAGATAATTACTGCTGCTTCCAGATTGTTGATGCGCGATAACAGAACGCACGCAACCACGTCTATTAATAACACGGGGCAGCCAAGGATGATGATATTGAAGGTGTTCATACCGACCCCTGAACATCGTTCGGTGCATCAAGACAAGCTGCGAGCCAGTATGCCAGGCGCCATACATGAAGCGGAATACAGTGGCGAGGGCATTGAGGCGACATGAGGTGAAGGGCATTACATACCCCCTATTTGATGGTCCGCTCGGAGCATGGCCGCGCGGCGGATAAGGTCGATCACGAAGCGCCCGGTGATGACCTCGGCGGTGTCGTGGTGCTGCACTAGGGCGTGGCAGGCGAAGTAGATGATTTCGCCGCGCTGGGCTTCAAGAGCTTCCCAGTGGTTAGCGAATTCCTCGCTGGCTCGCATGCTGCTGGCGCATTCTGAGAGGATTGCGTCGGCTTCGGCCTGGATGCGCGCTTCGTAATCTTCTGCATGGATCACATACAATTCACGCTCCCTGGCCCGGTCTTCTGTGTTGTTGCTCATTTCACTCTCCTGTTGGTTTCACGTGTCGGTTACTGCACCGTTTGGATTTCGCCCGCTCAGGGTGGCCGGTGTGTCGCCTGCTCCATGCCGTCCTGCGGGCCTGTCACCGTAGTCCTATGCCGCGAGGCTGCTGGGTGAGGGTGTCCACTGGGGGCGGTGGGTGATGTGAATTATACGCCAATGAATAGGTTGCGCAATACGGTAACGCATAGATTCACAAAAAAATCTAGCCATATGGGTTGGAGGGTGGGCGGTGGCAGCGTACGGTCCAGACGAGGTGTCCGGCGACGAACTATCTGTGCGCGCATTGACTTCGATATTCGCTGCTGTATAGTATCTGGCCATGGAAACCACCACTCAATCAAATATCAAGACTCTGCGGTCCAGGGGCTGGTCGCAGAGTCGAATATCCAGGGAGACGCACATCCCCCAGCCGCGCCTGAGCCGGTGGGAGTCCGGCGATGTTCCGGGCGCGGCTGATGATGCACTGCGCTTGGCTGCGCTTGTGTCTCGCACCGCCGAAGACCGCCCTGTTAGCAGAAAAAGGTAACAGAGATGCCTACCGTGAATCTGCATCGTGGCGATGACGGCAAGCTCTCCGGCATCAGCGAACGAGATCAGAGGGCGTATGCCAAGTTCCGTAAGCGGCTCGAATCGCTTGGCGATGAATCCATCGTGTTTTCATGGGTTGAGCCGCGCAGTGGGCCGTATCACCGCCGTTTCTTCGCAATGGTCGGGCAACTGTTCGACATGCAGGAGCAATTCCAAGACGAGGAAGACCTATTATGTTGGCTCAAGGTCGGCGCTGGGCATTGCGACTTGGTGCCTGGCCCGCACGGAAAGCCTGTTGCACTGCCGAAGTCGATCAAGTGGGCGAAGTTGGATCAGGCCGAATTCGAGCCTGTCGCACGGTCGATCTGGGCGTTCGCCCGCTCGCTGCACGCATCCCGTTTTCTCTGGCCGCACCTGACCGACCAACAGGGTGCTTCCGCCATCGAGACATTCTTGGCCGGATTCGGGGAGTAACTATTGCAAGCGAACACTATCATGGCACGGCAGGGCAGCGCTCGGCAACGCGTGGCGCGGCTAGACAAGGCAAGGGCAGCACGGTTGAGGATTCTAACGAGTCCTCTTCCGGGTGCGTTTGCATCAACACGGCGCGGCAGAAACAGGCACGGCATCACGAGGCATGGCAATGCTAGGCGCGGCGTAGCATTGCAACGCGAGGCAAGGGAGTTTGCAGTGGGAAGCGACTTATGGGCGCTTCCCGGTGGAAACACCAACACGGCGCGGCAAGGTTTGGCATCGCGGGGCGTGGCCCGGCGCGGCGCGGCAAAGCGAGGGCAGGGGGAAGCCGCAAGGTTTCCCGGTGCGTTTGCATCAACACGGCATGGTAGCGCATGGCGCGGCGTAGCATTGCAACGCGAGGCAAGGGAGTTTGCAGTGGGAAGCGACTTATGGGCGCTTCCCGGTGGAAACACCAACACGGCGCGGCAAGGTTCGGCAGCGCGGGGCATGGCGCGGCGTAGCATTGCAACGCGAGGCAAGGGAGTTTGCAGTGGGAAGCGACTTATGGGCGCTTCCCGGTGGAAACACCAACACGGCGCGGCAAGGTTTGGCAGCGCGGGGCGTGGCGCGGCGCGGCAACGCGAGGCAAGGGAGTTTGCAGTGGGAAGCGACTTATGGGCGTTTCCCGGTGGAAACACCAACACGGCACGGCAAGGCAACGCGGGGCGTGGCACGGTATGGCCAGGCACGGCAAAGCGAGGGTTTACCGGGTAGGCGATTGGCGACAGTCGCTCTCCCAGTAAGTCCCAACCGGAGGGGTTCCGGGCGCAACGGGTAGGTCAAGGCAGGCCATTGCGGCACATGCCACAAGATCAACACCCAGTAAGGAGAAACGAAGATGAAACGAGCAGTCGTAAAGATTACGGGCGTAAGCCCATACAGCCAGAGCCGGTTCCACCAGACGGAGGCGCGCGACAAAGAAGGCAAAGATGACTTCGAGCGGCGCACCTGGCGCGAGAAGATGCACTCCAATGGCGACGGGAACGTGATTATCCCGCCGATGTCGTTCAAAAACTGCCTGGCCGAAGCCGCAAAGTTCTTGAGCGTCCAGATACCCGGAAAGGGGAAGAGCACATATACGAAGCACTTTGAGGCCGGTGTGATGGTTACGGACCCGATGGTTCTGCCTGTTCTGAAAGACGACGTTGCCGGGGAATGGTTGTTCGTCCCCGCATCCGGGCGACGCGGAGACGGGGCGCGAGTTCAGAAGTGCTTCCCGATGATCCCCGTTTGGGGCGGCGAGGTCGAATTCATAATCATTGACGACACTATTAATGAGCAGGCATTCCGCTATCACATTGAGCAGGCAGGGCAGTTGATTGGTATTGGCCGGTTTCGTCCGCGCAACAACGGATACTACGGTCGATTCAAGGCGGAAATCCTGACATGGGAGGATTACTCATGAGCCAGGTTAAGGTGTTTATCACCGATGTCGGAGTTGATACCAGGTTCCTAGTTGATCTGATGCGCAAGGCCAGCCCAGGCGAGATCATCACCTATACCGCCATGAATGCGGCCTGCGAGCGTGACGTGCGGAGCAACCGGCACCTGATCGACAGTGCTCGCCGCATCCTGCGCCGTGAACACAGCATGGTGTTCCGCGCCGTTGATAATGAGGGTTATCGCCGGCTGGCCGATGATGCCATTGTTGATACAGTGAATGCAGACCGACGCAACCGGATGCGCCGGCAGGCCGCTGTTGCCGTGCAAGAGCTTTCGTGCGCGAAGTACGATGATCTCGGCCGAGATAAGCAAGTGAAACACAACACTGGGTTGGCCCTGTTTGGGTCTCTATATCAAGCAACCAGCCGGCAGAGTGTGGCACGATTGCACCAGCGTGTCGTAAATGCTGGCGGCAGTATCGACCTAAGCGGCACACTCAAGATGATCGGATGGCTGGTCGAGTAACTGTCCCCCGCCATAGATGGCGTGGCTTTCAACGCATAGCTAAGGGTCGGCGCACTTTTGCGCAGTACCACTTGAGCGCCGGGTTAGCAGGCAAACGAACGGAGGAAGCATGAGCAGAGACACGGAATGCCCTTACTGTGGCGAGGGCGTGGAAATCAACCACGACGACGGCTATGGGTACAACGAAGAAATCGACCTGATCCAGCCTCAAGTGCGTGCCATGCTGGAAGCACCTGGCTTCTACATCGGCGGCGACAGTAACAACCCCGAGATGAACGTCCCGCTTGTCTCGAACAAGCGGCGCGTGTTCAACGAGTACAACGCGCTGAAACGCCAGAAGCGGGCGCTGCTGGTACTCATGGCACCGCAACACAGCGACCTTTGCCGCCTCATGTCGCCCCTGCTGGCGGCACTCGAAACCGTAGCAAACGATGGCGATTAACTCGCCTATTGAGTTGAACTTTTCTCACACAAGGAACCGAAAATGACCAAGAAGCAATCGAAGAAGCCGGCAGCCGCCGAAACCTCCCTGGTGCTGCGCGTATGCCGCCCTGACTTGACCAGCCATAGTGGGTTCTCATGGCCCGCAGACGTGGGGGCCGAAGTGTCGGCGCCCGACTGGAAGAAGAACAAGATACAAGTTGGGGCACGCGGCACGGCGACGGCTGGCTATCGCGGCACGGCGACGGCTGGCAATTACGGCACGGCGACGGCTGGCAATTACGGCACGGCGACGGCTGGCAATTACGGCACGGCGACGGCTGGCGAGAGCGGCACGGCGACGGCTGGCTATCGCGGCACGGCGACGGCTGGCTATCGCGGCACGGCGACGGCTGGCGAGAGCGGCACGGCGACGGCTGGCGAGAGCGGCACGGCGACGGCTGGCGAGAGCGGCACGGCGACGGCTGGCGAGAGCGGCACGGCGACGGCTGGCAATTACGGCGAAATTCGCATCCAATGGTGGGACAGCAAAGCCCAGCGATACCGCACCAAGATTGGGTATGTCGGCGAGGATGGCATCAAGCCAGATACCGCGTACCGCCTCAATGACAACCACGAACTTGAGAAAGTGCAGCCGTGAAAGAGCGCCCCATCCTGTTCTCTGGCCCGATGGTGCGGGCTATCCTCGAAGGCCGCAAGACCATGACGCGCCGTGTGGTGAAGCTGCGCCGCGGTGCCGATGTTGTCGTGGTCAATGGCCAAGTGTGGAAGCCCGCCCGTGTTGATTACGCTGGTTACGTCGATTGCCCCTACGGGCAACTCGGCGACCGACTGTGGGTGCGTGAGACGTTCTGCCCGCAAGACCCGCACTACAACGGCGGCAGGCCCATCGAGTACGACTATGCCGCCACCTACCAGCACGGCTACCGGCTGGGCGACCTGATCGGCAAAAAGAAGAAGTGGAAGCCAAGCATCCACATGCCGCGCATTGCTTCCCGCATCCTGCTGGAGATTACCGCCGTTCGCGTTGAGCGCCTGCACGACATCACGGAAGCAGACGCCCAGGCTGAAGGCGTGGAGCGTGTTGTCGTGGGCAGCGGATGGCGCCGGTACTGCGACCCTGACAGCGAGGAAGTTGGCGTTCCGCCGTGCGGCGATGCCCGCCGTAGCTTCCGATCCTTGTGGAAGTTCATCAACGGCACGGAAAGCTGGAATGACAATCCGTGGGTGTGGGTGGTGGAATTCAAGCGGGTGCTGCCATGACCATGCACCTGCGCCAGCTTGGCCAAGGCGTGCAGTTCGTCCTGTGTCGCACCGGGCAGAAGTATTACGTGGTGCGCCGGGAAACACGCTTTGGCCGGCGTGAGATTGTCGTCCTGATGGATGGCGGCGACCGGGAAACCACGCTGCACCACGCCTGCCACGTCAAGCCGATTGTGGGGGCATAGCCATGTTCATGAGTCCGAAGGAACTGGCCGTTGTGCTTGGTGTCACGCCCCAATGCATCACTGCCTGGTGCCGCGCCGGGTACATGCACGGCGATGCGCACATGGTCAATGGCCGGTGGGTGATTCGCTGGTCTGATCTGCTGCGCACGTCCCTGCCGGTGATTGGAAACAAGCTGCGCACCAATGGCAAGGTGGAGGCCATTGTCGGCAAGCGCCCGCGTGGCCGCCCTCGTGGATCGCCCAACAAGCAACCCTATCCCGAAGGCGTGAAGCGCCCGAGGAAGAAGCCATGACCAACCGGGCCGCGCAGACGGCCCGTTTTCGGGATTATCGGAGAAAACGCGAAGGCTGATATATGGTATTGCGTTAAAGATGGCGTATTGGCGGAATGTTGAATCTTGAAAGGTGAATATGATTGAGATTCTTAACGAAGACTGCATGGTTATGATGGCGCGGTATCCAGATAAACATTTTGATTTGGCTATAGTTGATCCGCCTTATGGGATAGGGGCGGGTGCAAAATCTTTTATGAATGGAACGTCAAAAACTGCGCATCAGTTCACACGTGATTTATCGTGGGATAGCGCACCGCCGACAGAGGATTATTTTTTCGAATTGCGCAGAATATCGAAAGAGCAAATAATTTTTGGTGGTAATTATTTTGCCTTGCCGCCAACTCGCTGTTTTTTGATTTGGGATAAAACTAACCGCGGAATTAGTTACGCAGATTGCGAAATGATGTGGACATCATTTGATGCTGTAGCGAGGATTTATAGGAAAAGTACAGTTGATGTAACACTGGATGGTCGCATCCACCCGACACAAAAGCCCGTAAAACTCTATGAATGGCTTCTGACAAACTATGCGAAGAAAGGCTATAAAATCCTCGATACGCATGGCGGAAGCATGAGTAGCGTGGTAGCAGCAATAAATCTCGGATTCGATATTACTTGTTGCGAACTTGATGAGGTTTATTACAGAGCGGGTAAAGCGCGTGTAGAACAACATCAGGCACAAGGTTTGCTATTCGCACCAGAGCAAGCAATCCCTAAGCAGGATACGTTGATATGAAAATCCTACTAGCGACCTTCGCGCTTGTCTTTTTGAGAGCCTTGCAGTCACAAAATGTAATCCACGGTAATTACATCGCAGCGGCTATCACGCCATATTCATTAGCGGTTGCCGAAGTAGCAAGTATCATGTGGGTCGTGCAAACAGGATGGGATGCGATACCGTGGGTCGGCACAGGAGGAATGTTAGGCGCGACATTAGCAATGTATATACACAAGAAAGTGCGGACAATTTGCAATTAAGTGTGCGCAATTTAGATTGAGGTAACTGTCCCCCGCCATAGATGGCGTGGCTTTCAACGCATAGCTAAGGGTCGGCGCACTTTTGCGCAGTACCACTTGAGCGCCGGGTTAGCAGGCAAACGAACGGAGGAAGCATGAGCAGAGACACGGAATGCCCTTACTGTGGCGAGGGCGTGGAAATCAACCACGACGACGGCTATGGGTACAACGAGGACGAAACGCACCAGCAGGAATGCGGCGCGTGCGGCAAGACCTTCACTTACACGACGATGATTCATTTCAGCTACAGCACCAGCAAGGCGGACTGTCTTAACGGGGGCGAGCATGACTATCGCAAGACGGCGACATACCCGCCTGAGTTCGCGCGCCTGCGCTGCAAGGTGTGCGACGACGAGAAGCCACTGCCTGCTAACTACATCATGGACACCACGACGCGCGGTTTTGAAGAAAGTCAACACGATCTACCCCCCAGTTGTGCCCATTTCACCACCCGGGCCTGAAGGCCGAGGTTCACGGAGCAAAGTCATATGAGCGTATATCGCAACAAAAAATTGCTTGGTCTGGCCCGCCAATCGCCAAAGTGCTTTTGTTGCGGACGCGAAAATGATGGAACGGTCGTCGGTGCCCATGCCGACATGCAGGAAATGGGCAAGGGGATGGGGTTCAAGGCCGCCGATCTGGTCGCCTTCGTTTGCCACCATTGCCACGATCAGATAGACGGCCGCGTTACTGGTTTAGATGCCAGCGGCCGCAAGTACGAATGGATGCGTGCCGCTCTGTTGTCGCTGCGCTGGGCGCTTGAAACACATCCAGAGGTATTCAAGTAACTGTTCCCCTCCCTAAAGGGTGGGCTTTCAACATCATGGATACCACGATGCGCGATTTTGAAGAAAGTCAACACAAGCAACCTACGGTTGCGCCCATTTCGCTCCACGGCCTCAATGCCGAGGTTTCCCGGAGCGAAATCTGATGAGCAAATATGGCGCCGTAAAAACTATGGTGGATGGGCACTGCTTCGCCAGCAAAGGCGAGGCGGGCCGATACCGCGAGTTGGAAATTCTGATGTCTGCCCACCAAATCAATGACCTACGGTTGCAGGTAGTCTACGATCTCGCTCCAGCAGTCATGATCCTCGGCAGGCGGCGCCCGCCGTTGCGCTACGTTGCGGACTTCGTTTACATGCGCTACGGCCGTGAGGTGGTAGAGGATTTCAAGGGCGTGCGAACTGAGGGCTATCGGATAAAGCGCCACTTGATGAAGGCCATCCACGGAATTGATATTTACGAGACGGGCGCGAAGTGATGCCGCACGCATTGTTTACACTCGCACATATCACGTATACACTTTCTGTGTGGGGAAAAGGCCGGCCAGCCCTGTCCTGCTGCACCAGGACTTACCCACCCTCCCATTCTAAACGCTTGTGCTAGGAGTATTCATGCAGTCATTCCAGCTTCACCCGCTATGTACCCTATTCCCACGTATGTCCGGGGTCGACTTCGCGGCACTTGTCGCAGACATCCGTGCCAATGGTCTGATAGACCCGATAACACTTCACGATGGCATGATCCTTGACGGTGGTAATCGAATACGGGCATGTCACGAGGCAGGGATAGAGCCGCATTTCCGTGAGTTCGAGGGCGGCAGCATCGTCGCCTATGTGCTCTCTATGAACCTTCGCCGGCGCCACATGACGCCAGGGCAGCAAGCAGCTATTGTGGCCAGCGCGCAGGATTGGAGCAACGCTCAGACTGTTGGCAATCCGCAATTCGGTAAGATTACCGGATTGCAAACTGGCAATCCGCAATTCGGTAAGATTACCGGATTGCAAACTGTCGCCGGACGCGCCGCTATATCAGGAACAAGCGAAAAGACCCAGCGTAACGCAGACAAGGTAGCCAGAGCCGACCCAGAACTAGCGAAGGAGGTGGCTAGGGGGGAAAAGACGCTACCGGAAGCCGTAGAGATGGTCACAGGGAAACGTCCAGGGGCAAAGCCGGAGACGGAACCGGAAGAACCACAATACGATCCTCATGAAGATGAACTTGCAGTAGCTCATGAGACTGTCCGTGAGCTTGCCGCCGAGAACGAAGCGCTGAAAGACCGCCTTGCCGTAGAAGCCATGCCTGGCTGCGATGACGACAAAACGGCTGCGCTTGACACAATCACAGAACTCAGGGCGCGCGTGGTAGTGCTGGAGGCGGAACTCGACGCCGTAAAAGCCAGCCGAGACGTGTATATGCGCGAATCAAGCTCAATGAAAAGACAGATGGCGATGCAGCGGAAGGAGATAGAAAAACTAAAAGGCCAGGATCATGGCTGATTACCTCGAACTTCGCCCACTTCAAGTCAAAACATTGGATGCAATCCGCGAAGCGTTCCGTGCTGGGCATCGCGCCGTGATGTGCTACGGGCCAACTGGATTCGGAAAGACAGAAATGGCAATATCGCTCATGTCGGCCACCGCCGACAAGGGCAACAAAGCGGCAATGGTGCTTGATAGGATTGTCCTTTGCGACCAGACATCGAAACGTCTTGAAAAGTACCAGATAGACCACGGCGTCCTTCAATCAGGCCATTGGAGATACAGACCAGACCGTAAAATCCAGGTGTGCAGCGCGCAGACAATCGAAAAGCGCGGAGCTTTCCCAGGCCTTAATCTACTGATTGTTGACGAAGCCCACGTCCAGCGCGCACAGACAATCGAATTCATCAAGGCGCACCCTCACATAAGGGTAATCGGACTGTCTGCATCCCCGTTCACCAAAGGGCTCGGATCAACCTACTCCAGTGTAGTTTCTGCGACCACGACGAAACAGCTTGTTGATGAAGGCTGGCTCACGCCTCTCCGGGTATTCATCGCCAAGCAGGTCGATATGACCGGCGCCAAGAAGGTAGCAGGGGAGTGGTCAGCTAAAGAATCAACTGAACGTGGTGTGCAGATCACCGGAGACGTGGTGACGGAGTGGGTAAAGATGACCCATGAGCTTTTCGGAGGTCCGCGCAAGACTATCGTTTTTTGCGCTGGCGTGGCACACGGTCAAGACCTAGCAGAGAAGTTCGGGGAAGCCGGCTACAACTTCGTGAGCATCAGCTACAAGGATGACGACGAATTCAAAGCACAAGCCATTGAGGAGTTTTCAAAGCCGGATACGGCCATTCACGGATTGATCGCAACTGACGTTTTATCTAAGGGGTTTGACGTACCAGACGTGATGATTGGGGTATCTGCTAGACCATTCAGTAAGTCATTCTCTAGCCATGTACAGCAAATGGGCCGCGTGATGCGCCCGCATCCAGGCAAGGAATTCGCCGCGTGGCTCGACCATTCAGGAAATTACCTCAGATTTAGGGATCAATGGGACGCGCTGTATTCTGATGGGGTGACGGCATTGGATGATGGGGCAGAAAAACCAAAACCAGAACCTACAAGCAAGGAAAAAGAAGCTGCGAAGTGCCCGGCATGTGGCGCGCTATGGCCTGGGAAATCAGATGTTTGCAATCATTGCGGGTACGTCAGGCCGCGACGTAATGACGTGATTGAGCAGCCTGGCGAGATGCTTGAATTGGCCGGAAATAAAGTCGAAAAGTACGATGGAGCAACGAAAGAGCGCTGGTATCAAGAACTTCTCGGGTATGCCAGGGCAAAAGGGAAGAAAGACGGATTTGCCTTCTACAAGTACAAGGAGAAATTCAAAGTAGAGCCGAAATGGAAGAAAAAACCGTTGCCACCAAGTCATGAAATTGAGCAATGGATTAGGTCTCGAAACATTGCCTGGGCTAGGGGCGCGAGATGAATTTCCACCAATTTGCCGAGGCGCACGGACTTATCATTGATAGAAGTCTGGTCGATGGCAGGATTTGCAGGTGCAAGACGACAGACAAGCCGCACCACAAGAACGGTGCTTATCTGTTCAATTCTGACTTTGGGTGGGTACAGAACCACGCCACTATGACCGAGCCGGCGATATGGCACCCAGACCGCGAGCAACCAGTAAAGATAGACCGCGCAGCCATCGCCAAACAACGGGCGGCCACAGATAGGGTTATGCGAGTAGGCCGCGAGCAGGCGGCCAAGGTGGCCAAGGCGATACTAGGCGAGTGCGAGCAAACCCAGCACGCCTATCTTGACTCCAAGGGGTTCCCAGAACTGCGCGGTGCTGTTTATCGGCCCGATGCCGACAACCTTCTTGTAGTGCCAATGTACGTCGGGAAAAAGCTGGTCGGCTGCCAGACCATCAGCATTGACGGGGGGAAGAAATTCATTCACGGACAGCAAGCCAAGGGAGCGGAATTTGTGATCGGGAGTGGCGACCTGCACGCGTATTGCGAGGGATACGCAACGGGGCTATCCATTCACGCGGCAGCGAAACAGCGGCTATCGGTTCACGTCTGTTTCAGCGCCGGAAACCTCACTCACATGGCGCGCGAAGGGTTCGTGGTGGCGGACAACGATGCCAGCGATACCGGAAGAAAGGCGGCAGTGGCTACGGGCTTGCCGTACTTCATGCCGCCGACAATCGGGCATGACTTCAACGACTTCCATCGAGAGCATGGATTATTCCGGGCAACGATGGCGCTGAATGATTTTTTACGAGAAAACAGGTTGACAATCCGCCGGCGATGCGGATAATGAACTTCATTCGATAGGCATATCGAGTACCAACAGGGCGGAGTCAGCAGAGAGCGCTGGCCGCTTTTAGGTTCCCTGTTGCCGACTAAGCGAGCACCCCGCCCTGTTGTTACGAAACATCCAACTAAGCCCGGTTCTCGCAGGAGTCACCGGGCTTTTCTATGCGCCAGATTTGTGATGGCCTCTATGGGATGAATCGCCCCCACGGATAACCGATAGCCAGGTTGGCACTGGCCGCCATCACAAACCTGGTGCTGCCAGGATGCAACGAACAGGTATCTATCGGGCTGCGGTCGCAAAAATAGACGATGCCGGGTGTTTTGGAAGCCGAGAGGCGTAGAACTCACCTGGGGCGATCAACAACGTTCTGCCCTGTTCGTGTATGTGGGAAAGAAGATCGCTGCCCAAGCGGAGGAAGTGCGCATACCTGGCACTCGCGTCAAGCGGGTGGAAGTACGGGGATGCGGTCCAGAGCCGAGCGAGACCTCTTGATGCGAGGGAAAGTCTGGAAGTGGTGGCGAGCATCATCGGCCATTATGCGGGTATGTCCTAAGTCCTCGTCCCTTGGGCAGGTTAACCCGGTACACGCCAACCGAAGCCGAGAGCTTAGGTTGGCGGATCTATTGGCGGGGAGCGAGCCTAGTCCTGAGCCCTGGGCAGATTAGGCAAAGTAATTTGTCGAAGTTTTAAGTTAACCTACTAAGGAGAACCAGCATGGCGCAGTACCGAAAGAAACCAGTGGTGATCGAAGCGACACAGTGGTTCAAAAACGGTGACCACCCGGGAGACGGGAACGGCACGTTTACTGACGGCGAATACAAGGGCGAGAAATACGAAGGGCTGGTCGTTCGGTACTTCCTCCGGCCAGACGCTAATACACAACGATGTGAGAAGTGCGGCAACGCCATGCGCGGTCATGGGTGGATTGACACACTGGAAGGCGGACACATTGTTTGCCCTGGCGACTGGATCATTACCGGATTGCAGGGCGAACGGTATCCGTGCAAGCCAGATATTTTCGTGGCAACCTATGATGCGGTATAACGCCAAGTTAGGTGTTTCCGTGTCGCCAGCGCCGGCTTTCTCGGCGGTGCTAGATGCCTGCTGCGGTAGCCGGATGTTTTGGTTTGACAAGAAGGACGACCGCGCACTGTTTGTGGACAAGCGCCGCGTGACGTGGCCGATTGACATTGGCACGCCTGGCACCAAGGGGAGAAGCCCGATTATAGTTGACCAGACGAGATTGCAGACTTCACCGCCCTACCATACCCGGACGGTGTTTTTGCCCGCGTTGTGTTTGACCCTCCTCACATCGAGCGGACGGGGGCTAAGGGGTTGCTCTCGAAGAAGTACGGGCACTTGACAGGTGATTGGCGAGAGATGCTGCGCCAAGGTTTTGCGGAGTGCTTCCGGGTGTTTAAGCCGCAAGGAACCATGATTTTCAAATGGTCAGAGTCTGACCATCCGGTTTCGGAGGTTCTGAAACTCACGCCCGAAAAACCGTTGTTCGGGCACCGCTTAGGCAAGACAAGGGAAACGCCCGGCATTGGTTGTTACCCACCTATCCGAAGACGGAACGCTTTACCAGATTGCGGTGTAACATGGTAATCATGGCTGGACACACGAAAGGTAATATGAGGCGGAACAGCATGGGAATCAAAAACAATAAAGGAGGCGCCCGCAAAGGCGCCGGCCTCGCCAAGGACCTGCATGGGGCGCGCACTGAGCGCTACTCCGTCACGCTCGACGCTGCGACGATCGCACTGGCACGCGAAATCGGACATGGGAACATGTCGCTAGGGATACGAATGGCCGTTGCATCTATCGCGGCTGGCAATGATGATGCGTGAGATTGGCGGGCACACTTCCGATTCTTGGTGGTATATCTTCAGCGATGACGGCGGGGTACTTTTGACATCCTCCCCGGCCTGAAGGCCGAGGTTTCGCGGCGCTTTCCGATAAATATCCAATCGAGTGCGCCAGGCTTCAAGCGTTCCCAGATGACTTCCTATCGCAAGTAAAAGGGTACTCGGACAGCGCAGCTTATAAGGCGTTAGGGAATAGCATGGCCTGCAACGTGATGGCCATCATTGGGCAGAAAATACAGGAAGCAAGCTTGATTATCTAGAAATTCTCAATTTCTCAAATCTGAAATCTGCGTAGGTCATTGAGTACACTCAGAGTGACCCGGTGCGAGGCAAGCCTCGGCCTTCAGGCCTAGGAAGGATAGCGCGGACGCCATAGGAATCCCCCGACTTTAGGCGGGGTGGGGTGTCAATGGGATTCCAGTATCCGGGCTTCACTGATACCGGCCGGTGCCACCAGGCTCATCGTGCTGCACGTGGGTAACAGGTATCCCTAGCTCTTCGTGGTAAAGCACAATCACCAATCCACCGACTGTGGCGTAGAGAATGATGATGATTACCACCCAGTGCTCGACTCTCTTCCACCACTGCCATGGGGTCATTGTTCTGACTCGAATTGCTTGAGGAACCTATCGTAGACGGCATTCTCTTCAATTTCAACCGCCTTCATTTTGATCTGCTTCATCTGTAATGTCAGGCTGTCATCATTCTTGATTCGGTCCTGCTCGTCGCGCTTTGATTTGATAACCTCTTGAACCTTTTCGGCGTATGCGCTCAGAGCCCTCATCTTCGGGTTGTTGATCTCTTTCGCCGCTTCTACGTCATTGTTGTTCTTTGCATTAGCGAACTCATCAGCATATTTCTTGGCGTCCTTCGCCGCCTCGTAGAAAGCGGTGCGCGAGTCGGAGATGCCTGGCGACCTAACAAACCGATGCACGATTGGGTAGTCTCGCGGTTCGTCGCTTAGTTCGCCATATGCCGCCAGCTTCGCAATGTTGGCAGTATCAAGCACGAACTTCCCAGTCCCACCAGTGAGCGATGTTACCCAGAATTTCAGGGTTTCAGGGGAGACGTCAATAACCCCTTTTTCATATTTAGACCCGCCCGTTGCCTGGTTCATGGTGCTCGCAATGTCGTCATACAGCGTGCCTTTGGTGGTGCGATACATCAACTGCGAATCTGGCTTGGAATCACTGTATTGCATGGGGGTGATGCGGCCGCCGAATGAGTTTTCGTTGACGCCAGGCCCGAGGATCATCTTCGGTATTGTTGGAACCAACTGGAACAATCCATGCTCCCCCTCGAACGGGTTGCCTATGGGTGACAGGTTGTCGAACATGGCCGACGCAAGGCGGATTCCGAGTTTTGTTCCATCTACTCCGTGCGCGTAGTCGTCTATCACATTGCCAAAAGTATGAAAGAGCCGGTAGCCATAAGGAAGCGGCAGCGTGAATTGATAATCGGAAATATTGATAACCCAGTTACCATCCTTAACATGGATCGGCAAACGCTTCCATTTGTCCTCGTCGCTGCCCCTGGCTAATTCGGCCAGCGCGATTGCAGCGAGTACCATCATCCCGGCCAGAGCTTGTGCTTGGCGCTTGTGTGGTGACTCGAACAGGGCGTGGTACATGACTTCCGTGCCTTGGATGTTTGCGTTAAAGAACAGGTACATCGCTCCGGCTTGGTTTGAAATCTCCCCTTTGCGGTTGAAGTTCATCAAGTTTTTGGCCTGGGCAGCCGCACGCTTCCGTCCAACAATCGGAACCAACACTTCGTAGGTCGCGACCCTCAAGGCGTTTTCAGTGATGGAGTTGATGCGTTTCATCAGCTTCAAGAAATGGCCGATGACCGGTATTTCATTGAACCCCGCCATGCCGGCTCGGAACGCAGCGATGGAACGTGCCTTGGTCTCGCTTTTGCCGGCGTCTATCTCCTTCTTGTAGGTTCTGCCGTAGGTATCCATCATGCCGGCGTACTCGTTATAAGAGGCTTGAATGTCAGTCCCAATGCGCTCAATGTCAGATAGGTAAGCCGCCCCGGTTGAACCCCCATCGGCTCTATATTCGCTCACCAACGCCGATGAACCGCGTTTCCTGAAGTGCTTGAAAAGCTCCTTTACAGCGTGCGGGTAGCGCATGAATATCTTGGCCGCCATGAATGCCCCGTACTCCCCGGTAAGGGTTAATGAGCCCTGGATTGCGTCACGAATCGGGTTTGTGAAGATGAAGTCAGGCGAGTTCCCGGTGTAGGCCTTGGTCAGCCAATTATTTGCCTCTCTGCCAGCCGACAAGACCGCGTTTAGGTGCTCGACACCCATGTTCTTGTAGGCTCTTGCTGCGATCTCGTCATTGATCTGGACCCTGACGGCGTACCCACCAAGATACACGTTGACCTCGTTTTCCTCCAACATAGGGGAGGCTCTTAGCATGACGCGAACTGGGTCTTGAGTTTTAACGATGACGAAATCAGGCCTGTTCCTGTCTGGGTGAGCGGACTGCTGATCTACATACCGCTTGGCGTCGTCTTGCGTGTCGAATGCGTCCAAATCATGACCCTGGTAGGTGACCATGTAGGCCGTGGCGCCCGGGGCCAGCACCTGACGCTTTACCGGCTTCCCTACGGTAATTATCTCTGGGTTCGCTATTACCAGCGCGAAGCGAACCAGCGCCTTGCCAACAAGGTTCTTCTCGTCGTTGGTTATTGCACGCTCATGGTCGCGCCAGATGTTTTCGATGATGGCTTCGTCGCGCGCGCCGTGGCCAAGGCGGCGATGTTGCCGGCCAGCGACTGAAAGCCCGCGCCCTGTTCCGGTCTTCTGTTCGTCGCCCTTGACAGGGATGTATAGGGAATACGTATCCTCCCATGACTTAACCAAGTCGGCCGGGATAATCCCAGAATTCAGTAGGATGTCGCGCGACTGCGTGGTGACGGAACGCCACTCATTCGCTAGACGTTTAAGTTCAGCAAAGTTCGGCAGGCTTCCAAGGGACGCCATGATAGACTTTGATTCCTGATCGGTCATGCCGTAGGCGGTCTTGTCCTTGTCATTGTGTAGTACCCTTGCCCTAACGTTGGCCTCGGGTGCGTGCTGCGCCTTTAGGAAGGTGGCGATCTGCTCCATCTCGATTCCGGCCGCCACCGTCTTCTCGATCAAGGGCTTCATCTGCAACTCTCTGAAGTCCTGCATACGCGCTGCGATCCTTCCTGGCATGGTTGTTTCATACAGGTAAACGTCAGCCTCTTCGGGAATCGCAATGCCTTGGTCTTCAATCCATTTTTGCAGGACTCTGAAGCGGTTGAATTTGTTTTGGATAACCCGCAGCCTCTTCTGGGCAGTAGTTTCTGCTATAGGCGTGTTCGCGCGGCTCCTGGGCGATCCGCCTTGTAGGTTTGCCGTAGGCTGAATAGGCGGAGCCATAGGCGGTTTGGGCGGAATGCCCTGGAGTGGGGCTTGACGCGATCCGCCCCGGTTTGTCCATGTCGGCATACTGACCACGTAGCCCGCTTCTTTCGTGCCAAGCGAATACCCAGTAGACGCCCTATCCCCGGTGTATCCAACGGTTGAATATTCAAATGCTCCGCTGACGACAATTGCATCAACCAGCAACCCGCTACGAATCGCGGCTTGCACATCAACAAATTGTTCGGGCGATACCCCGTATGCAAATAGTTGGTCCGACCCTGTTTGCTTGGCGATGTGGCGAAGTATTGCGGCTTGCCTCCTTTCGCTCATCTGTGATGGGGTAACTTCAGCTATCACCCGTATCCCGGAAGAGCCAGAAACCCCGACGATTACGATCTGTCCAGGCGACACTTGAGCCTTCTTTGCCGCGTGCGCCAAATCAATCGGGCTAAGTATCTGCTCATTCAGAAGGGGGTGAGCGAGCTTCGGATTGGCGATGTCGTACTTGGTAGCTCGTCCAAAGTCAGCAACCTCGACGGATGGCAGCAATTTCAGTTTGCTTCCATTGCGCGCCACGGATACCGTGGCAAATCTGTTTTGGTTGATGATGACGTGTCCACCGAACTTCTTGCCGGCCTGCATGAATTTTGCGGCGAGCGTTGCCGTTGTGTCTATATCCTGTTGTGATGGGGTCGGGTTTCCGTCGGGGTGGTTGTGTAGAATCCATACCGTATCTGCACCTACCCGGCCCATCTGGTCGATGATGTCAGTAAGGTGGGCGGACTGCTGGACTTCCGTGCCTCCGATTAGGACTTGCGTGCTCCCTGGCTTGCGAGAAGAAATCGCCGTTTGCCCAACGATCGCTCCATCCTTGACAAAGAAGTATCGTGCCGTCTCCAGTCGTGGATCACGGTAAATCTGCGCAACGGCTGCTAGGTCGTGGGAGTTCTCGACCTTGCTTCCGACCAACTTAGATACTCCCGATTTGGAAAAATCTCTGGCAACCCCGTTAGCGATGACGGAAACGGAACGCCATCCAATTTGCATCTCCATAGAGGGACTAAGTGCGCGTCCTTGTATACGTGCTCCTTCTGCGATACGGAATGATTCTGGAAGTTCATTGAACTCTCTTGCTTCAAGTGCGTAGTCATCGTAGAAGTCTCCGTTTTTATATCCGGCAATTTCAGGGCTTCCGCTAATCCCAGTACCAATCTTGTCCAGCCGTGGCCCACCATGCGGGAAACCGGGTTCATGCGGCAAGATGTGCGGCGTTCCGTGCTGTACCCGTTGCAGCATTCCCTTCTCTACGCTCGCATACCCAGGCTTCTTCGCACGCTGTGAGTACAGCCCGGCCCGGTAGATCAGGTACTGCACGTCGTTATCGCTGATGTCCTTCGCCCAGCCTGCCCGGCGCAGTATCTCGCGCACGGCGCCGACCAGACGGTCCCAGCCGTTCAACTGCTTCGCTGTGCCATTGCCGGCCATATCGGCGAGCACTTCGTTGGTAGCCTCCACCACGGATAGGGCCGGCTCCTTTGCCCGGCGCGCATCAACCTTCACCTTCATGCCGCCATTTCGCTTGTAGATGTTCAGCATGTGCTCTTCGAGCGCATCGCCGAAGATGCCGGACAAGCCGTAGTGTTGAGCTTCGTGAAGGAATGTTTCCTGCGCATGCCCGGTGTCGCGGATATGGGAGGCGAACAGGTAGATTTCGCCGTTGTAGAACAGCCCGGCCGCGTCGTTCATGGCGTCGTTTTCTCGCAGCCATTTCTGCACCTCGCGCGTGGCGTCCTTCGTGTCGGCCAGGACATGCACGGAAGGCATGGTCTGCGCCGCCTTGCGGAATCCGTTGACCACGGCGTTCAGGTCATCGAGAGCGATTCCCCCGGTACGGTTGCCGCGCGCGAACAGCGGAACGCCACTTGCTTCAACCTTGGCGCGCATCTCCGGCGTGATCTGGAAACCGATCTGCTTACCGCCTTCGGTATTGACGGTTGCCACCTTACCAACGCCGAACTTGCGCAGTACTTCGTTGGCTACGGATGGGACGATATGGTCATAGAATGTGCGCATACCGCTGCCGCCGACCTTGAGGTCTAGGCCGGAATAAGTGACGTTCTGTTTATCTGCCGCAACCTCTCTGACTATCTTTTCTGCAAGGTCTTTTCCAACCACCTCAGGCAGCGTTTCTTTAGTTGCGGTATAGGTCCCGATCTGCCCGTTGACACCCTTGGCCGTGATTGAGTAAGTACCATCAGGGCGCATCCCAACATTGACAGAATCGGCCTGCTTGCTCAAATCATACAAGTCCGCATTCTGCTGCCCTGTGCCAAAGACAATGCCGTCAACGCCTGAGTCGATGGCCAGGCGGATGGCTTGTTTGATTCCCAGTTCAACCCAGGATTTAGTGTCGGTGACGAAGGGGGCATTCGGAACGCCTAGCACACCCGGCATGAACTCTGCCGCCACGCTGGGCGACATGGATCGCAGCACATCATCGAACTCAGTTGCGCTGTAGGACTTGCCTTGATAGGTGTAGGTGCAGGTCATTATGCGAATCTCCAAAGCGTTTTGTTGGCGCGTCGTTGGATGTAAACGTAGTGCTTCCACATATCAGCAAGCCACCTCAAGAACACCCGTAGCCTTCATTTTATCAATAATCCCCTGGAAGTCCGCATCAACAGCCGACTTGATTGCATCGCGCTGTTTTTTGTACAATTGCCCAAAGTCACTCTGAATTTCACCAACACGCAAATACCGTTTCCCGTCATCGCCAATTACCTTGTCGGTGCGGAGGTGGACCAAAACATTCTTCTCGTCCCAGTGGGGTGATCGAAACTGTTTTGCCGGGACACGCGATTCGCGAATTGGCGCACCAAGCTCATCTAGCTTGTGAATTTCATCCGGGGTTGCATTTCGCATAACGCTTTCGCCATTACCATATTTTTCACGCAATTCGGCCTGATACGCGGTGAACTCTTTGTTGGCGGCGGGGGGGTCGCGTTGCGGTAACGTCACCAACGTCTCGCGGTAGCTGCCCGGTATGCCGCCCTTGTAGCTGGAGCCCCAGTAGCTTGAGTACTTGTTGGCGTCTCCTGTTACGCTTATCGTGGCGCGTATCGCTCTTGCGGAAGGGTTGTCGCCATACTCCATCTCGATATCGCCAGCCTCTATGATTCTTGCCTCTGCCGAGTAAATATCGCCATCTTTAAGAAAAACGATCGCCTCTTTCAGTCTCGCATCGAATTCGTCTGATGATGACTGGACGCTATCTGACAGATTAGTTTCCTGCTTTATGTTTAACTCGTCTATAGAGTCTCGGATTGCCTCAACCTCGTTGTCGGTGAATTCGTCGCTATCGCCAAAATCTGACAGCGAGTATGGATCAACCTCTATTTGCCCATTGCCGTTGTAAGACAACCAAGCGCCGGCCTTTGCTTTTCTTCCATCGTCAAACGTAACTGTCGTATTCACCCAACCACCGTCTTTGCTCCACCCTTCATGCGTGCCGAAATTGTCTACAGTCACATTTATTCCAACTTTTTTGCTTTCCTTATCACCATTGTCGTCTTCATAATCAATGAATTGGTATGTGTCCTTATCGTCTGCGGTTGGCTCTTGCTTTATCTGATATTCGTCTGTGTCTGTCCATCCATCCGCGAAAGTTCCGATGTATTTATCTATTTCTTCTATTACGCCATTTAAGTCTCCGACACCGACCCTCTCCACCGTATTCACCACCACCCCGTTACCACTCAGGTAGTCGGCAATCTCGGCCTTCGTCACCTTGTCCTTGCCACGCAGTTCGAGGTAATCCAGCAGGCCGGACCAGTTCAGTTCATCCAGCTTGATGCCTGATTTTCCGGTGTTGGCCATCAGCCAATTTTTCACCTGCGTTCCGTTGCTGAATACCTTTGCAGGTGCGCCTTCGATGGCTTGCGATAGCGGGGAGTACCACTTGGCGCGGGATAGCATGGTAGAGCCAAGATATACATCCTTGGCCTGGACCGTGTTAGCCCCAGCTTTTAGCGCAGCCAGGTCTTTTTGGAACCGTTCCATCGCGCCCGGCACGATCGGCGGTTCGGCTTGTTCTTGTGTTATTGTTTTGAAGTTTCCAGCCACTTCCGGCGCACGCATGGATACAGGATTGATGGCAGCATCCATGGCGGAAGTACGTGTGTTGACCGTGTCCGGGTTGGTTACAGCGTTCTGCTCTGCCAAACTTACTGCCCGCGTGCCTTCGGCCTGGCTGCCTTGTCCATCGGTTACATACTCGATTCCGTCAAGAGTCTTGATGTCGATCATCTCCAACGCAGACTTCACATTTGCGAATGCAGCGCGCGACACCTTGCCGTCCGGCATGGCGATTATGGCACTTTCGGCGCCAGAGAGGCTGGCTGCTCGCACCAAGCGCATCAGGCGGCCGTCCTTACGCAGCTCGCCCATGTGCCCGGCGTCGAACGGGACGTATGCGGTGATCTGGTTCTGTGCGTTGGCGAAGACGATGCCGGGGTCGCCCTTCGCTAGTTCAATGACATTGATGGCCGCCTCACTTGGGTTTGTGAGTTTATTACCTACGCTTCCGCCACTGGCTATCATGCGTTCTACGATAGGCACGCTGAACAAGGGCTTCTGGCTGGCGCTGACATCGCCATTTCTGTAGCTGGTGTCTTCGTAGTGCACCCGGTCGCCCCGAGTGGCCATCACCAGAAGACCGTGATAGGTAATTCCGCTGCCGCGCATAAGATCATCGAGCCTGGAGGATAAATGTCGGTCTACGCTGGACAGTTCCGCGAGACCGGATGGGTGGTTGTGTGCCATCCAGACATGCGCGGCGCCGTGGATGCGCGACAACTCGCCCATAATTGTTCCTGGGTAGACGCTTGTTTGTGCGGTGGCACCCTTAAACGATCCGATGACGGCCAGCGGGCTTCCCTCATTGTCCGTGACCAGGGCGTCGAAGTGTTCGACAGCGTATTTGGATAGGTAGGCAAAGACCTGGGCGGCGTCGCCAACCGTGTTGACCTTGTTCAGCGGGAGCGCGCGCTGCCCGACGGTGACAAGTTGGGTGGTGGTGAGGTAGAGGCCGGGGACTTCGGCGGACTCGCGCACGGATAGGGTGGCGGCGGCGTGTAGGTTCCCGTCTCTGGTGGTCGGCTTCCGTCGTGCAACTTTTCTTTGCAGATCGGGTAGAGCAGTTTTTTCATGTCCGAACAGGTCTCCGGTGTGCGGGTCTGATTCATTCACAGCATAGACCGCGCGCTCTTCCTGAGCAACGCCGCCTTGTACAGGAATGCTGGCCTGGACGCCAATACCCATGATCCGCTTCGCCACGTCGATGTGGTTCTTGGCGTAGAGTGATTCTCCGGCCCGACTGGACAGGTAGTCTAGGGCTGCGCGTAGCCGTTCGTCGCTGTCGATGTAAGCTTCCATGCGTGCGCCGTGCTTGAAGAACTGCTCTCCCAGGATGTCGGTAAAGGCGACGTCTGCATACCACTTCCCGCCTCCGCGTTTCGACAGGGTCGTTGTGATAGCGTAGCCACCGCCGTCCGACTGGATGATGAGCGAGTTATCCATGGTGCCGATAGACCCGTTGCGCTGCCCGGAACTTCCAGTTGCATCGGAAAAGAACTGGATCGCCTTGTCGGCTGGGATTAGGACGTCGGAAGATGCCTTAACCTCCTCGAAGTCGAACTGCCTGGGCATGAAGATACCTTGCGAGGTCGTGCCGTCGCTCTTGGTATAACTTACGACCTGACCAGGATGCTTGGCATAGCCGGCAAGCAGGTTGCCGGTTATCATCCAGCGGTTCTCGCGCCGGGAGTGGACACCGCTGTCGAACAGTGACATTGCCTCGACGTAGCTTGATTTTCCGGTTTCCGGGTTGAGATGGTCTACCCGCTGTTCCTTTTCCATCTTGAAGCTGCCGCCGACCTGGGTCAGGCTCAAAGTGAGCTTCTTGGACTCGCCGTTGGCCAGGGCGAAAACCATCTTCCATGCCGAGCCGGCAGCCGGGTTCTTAGTCTTCTGGGTGTCAATAACATCTATGATTGCACCGTGCAGGATAATGCCGTCGCGGTTTGTCAGGCGCACGGTATCCCCGATCACGGCAGAAGAAAGCACGGCGTTGACGTGGTTCTGCATGTTGGCGATCAGGGTTTGTTCGCTTGCGAGTCGCGCTTGGTCTGCTCCGCCCTCTAGCAAAGTATTGAGCCGTTCCTTTGCGTAATCGGTGATGCGTAGATTCATGCTGGTCCGCATTCCGAACGCAATGGCATCGCCACTATCTCCGGCAAGCCGTTCCGAGATCATGTCGCGGATTTCCTTGGACGAGTATGGCTTCACTGTGCGTTTTACACTTACCAACTCCATCGTTGCCGGTTTCGAGAATACGGAATCGACACCCTTGTCGGCGGTAATCGTCTCGCTTTTCAGTGTTTCCGCGTCAAGGTCGAGCGCCTTCGCCTCCAACTTGTTGGTGCCCATATCGTTTTCACGTTCGATCAGGTCTTTGTATCGCTCAACCAGGTCGGCGTATACCTCTTCCTGCTTGGCGATTGGCAGGATTGGGATGTAACCGGTCATCTTGCGGATGTCGCTCTCGTTGCCATCCTCCGGGTTTTCCTTTAGGTCTATTACCTCGCTTCCGCCAATCGACTTGTGGACGTCTGGGTTGTCGCGCAGGTACTCCATGGCAACCTGCCCGCCATAGTCGTTCATGAAGTCGGTAACCCCATCTGCCATGACGGATGATTTTTTAGATGCCGTAGTGTTGGCGTTCAAGCTACCCATTTTTTTCATGAGGATGGCGGCCGGACGCGACTCGGCCGGGATGTTTGCCATCATCTGCGTGTAGGCAGGCTCGATGACCTGGCCGGTACGGTGAATTCGTCCCAGCATCTGCATGTGGGTGTCGATGTTAGCCTCTGGCTGCACTAGGACCATGTGGCGCTTGCGTTGGTCCCTGAACTTGCTGGACGCATGCAGCGATAGACCCGTCGATCCGGACTGGTTGACGATCAGGATGTCGATGTCGCCGCTGTTAAAGCCGTTGATCGCACCCAACCGCTTCTTGATCGTGGCGGCGCGGCTTCCGAGCCTATGAATGCCATCGGCGCCATAGTCCAGCGTCACTGTGCGCCCGGTTATCTCATCCGTAGTGATTGCTCGCTCCACGCCATCCAGGCCTTTCGTCTTGGCCTTGCGCAGTTCGGAGTGCATGTAGTCGATCGGGGAGATCGGCGCTGCTCCGAATCCTGAATCTGCGATCTGCTTGCGGATGCCATCGTATAGGCCGACCAGGCCTGGGCCAAGGTCTGCGTCGGTAAGGTAATAGGGCACCGATTCCTTGGCACCGGGCGACTTTACCCGCACCCACCGCTGCTTCTCCAGGTAACGCTGGTACAGGTCTGCGAAGGATAGCGAAACCGGGTCACCGATGGAGATACCCACGTCTTTGGCGTAATCACTCAGGAACGACCCCATCGTGTTTGCCACGGTGAGAACGACTTTCTCTCCCCGGTTGGATCGCTCAATTGCGTACTTAACAGAATCTACTGCCTTGAGCGACAGCAACATCTGACCGATAAGGTTGTGCATTATCGCGCCGAAGTTGGCGCCTGCCACCTGGGTCTTCTCGCCCTCGAACGATACGGCCGCTCCGGAGGCGTCAAGCGATTTCTTCAGGGCTTTGATTGCCGCTTCCCTTAATCGTGAGAACTTCAGGACGCCGCGCATGGCGCTGGACATATTGTTGGCTGTATCAAGATCAACCTGGGCTGCGCGTGTGTCGTAGGTCACGCCGGCAAAGGTGCGCTCTCGGCGGATATACTGGCCGTCAATCGTCAGCATGGTTGCGACCGCCTGCTGCATCGGCACCCCGCCGCGTTTGATGGCTTCTGTCAGTTCGGATGGCTTATCCACCGCCAGCATCATGTTGGTGCTGGAGTACAGGTCCATCGAATCCGGCCGTTTCGCGTAGGTGGCCGATGAGAAGAAGGTGCCGCCGGAACTGGCAATCAGTTTCCTGGCGAACCCAGAGCGCCCGGTGTGGACGCTTCCTGTTTGCTTCTGTTGTTCGCGCTGATCCCTTGATCTGGCCTGCTGACCACCTGCTCCACCAGCCTGATGGCTCTCGTCGAATATAATGAAGTTGCCTTTAGCGAACTGCTCTAGGAATTCCTGGCGGGTCGTGACTTTCCCATTGACGTTCTGCATCTGAGAATAGGTGGTGAAGATGGCCTTGTATTCCCCGACAGACCCGTCCTGC